TTGAGCCCATGACTCTTAAAGCGTTAGTCCGTGAGCGTACTGAGGCAGGTAAAGACATGCCAACGGAACTTTTCAACATATTTGTTGGAAATAAAACAACAATAAAAAGGAAACAATAAACATGAACAATGTAACAACTAAAACAAATGCAGGTGCGCTGTCTACGAATATTTTCGAAGCAGATGCAAATGCTGGCTCTCAAAATATGACGCAGGAAGATCTTGCGTTACCATTTTTGAAAGTCTTGGGGCAGTTATCTCCTGAAGTAAACAAGATGAATGAAAAATTCATTGAGGGTGCAGAACCAGGAATGATATTTAACACTGTCACAAATCAACTTTTTGATGGCAAAAAAGGAGTAGATGTTATTCCAGTTTTTTATGAAAGAAAATACGTGGAATGGCAGGACAGAGGCGCAAGCCAAGGTTCTCCTGTAGCTATTCATGATGCTGATAGTGATATTGTTAGTAGCACTACTAGAGATAAATCATTTAAAGATCGTTTACCTAATGGAAACTATTTAGAAAATACAGCGAATCATTATGTTATTTTTATGAATGGTAGTCCATCTTCAGCTTTGATTTCTATGAAAGCTACTCAATTAAAAGTGAGTAGAAAATGGAACTCAATGATGATGGGTATTAAACTTCAAGGTAAAAATGGTTTATTCACACCGCCTACATATAGCCACATTTATAATCTAAAAACCGTTCAGATGTCTAATGACAAAGGAACTTGGTTTGGATGGGATGTGACTAAAGTTGGCCCAGTTGAAAATAAAGGAGTGTATGAACTTTCCAAAAACTTTGCTGTACAAATCAGTAAAGGTAAGGTCAAAGTCAAACACGGAACTGAAGAAACTTCAAGTACACCATACTAACCGAATCCTAGGTAGTGGGCGTCTAAGCGAGAGTGGATACGCCCACTTGAATTTTTATGTCAGTAGAAAGTTTTAAAAATATATTTCAAGGATTAGACCGAGCACGTGGTGTCACTTATGTTGACAAAAAAGGTGCAGATGGAGAAAAGATTAAAGGTAAATCTTTTGTACAAAGAGAAATGGTCACTGATGACCATTGGCTATTTCATTTACAAGGTAGAGAGCCAAGTTTAGGTATTATTCCAATCAATGATGATAACAAATGTAGATGGGGCTGTATTGATATAGATTCATATGCAGGATTTGACCATCAAAAATTAATTAACAAAATTAAATTATTAAAATTACCACTAATAGTATTTAGATCCAAATCAGGTGGGGCTCATGTGTTTTTATTTACAACAGTTCCTGTTGAAGCAAAACTAATGAGAGATAAACTTTTATCAGTTAGTGCTGTATTAGGTTATGGTGGATCAGAAGTTTTTCCAAAACAAATAGAATTAAAATCGAAAGATGATACAGGAAATTTTTTAAATTTACCATACTTTAATGGTGATAATACAACAAGATATGCCTTTCTTGAAAATGGAAATGCTGCTAGTATGGATGACTTTTATGTGTTGTATAAAAGTAATGTTCAGACACCAGAACAATTAGAAAAATTAGAAGTTAAAAGACCACAATCAGAATTTAGTGATGGTCCTCCTTGTTTAGAATCATTAACACAAAGCAAACTAGATGATGGAAGAGATAGAGTCATTTATCAATTCATTCAATATGCAAAAAGAAAATGGCCAGAAGAATGGCCTAGAAAAATAAATCAATTTAATTATAATCATTTTATTACACCTCTAGAAGATAAAGTTATTCAAGATAAAATAAAATTTCATAGTAAAAAAGATTTAGGTTTTAAATGTAATGAAGAGCCTATGTGTAATCATTGTGATAAATTATTATGTAAGACTAGAAAATTTGGAATAGGGGGAGAATCAGTATTTCCTACATTAAGTGATTTACAAAAAGTAGAATTAGACGAACCATATTACTGGGTTAATGTAGATGGAGAAAGAGTAAAATTAGACACTATTGATTCTTTATTAGAACAAAGATTATTTAGAAGAACAGTTACAAAACAAATTAATAGAAAACCACCAAGAATCACTGTTAAAGAATTTGAAAAATATACAGATATGCTCCTTGCAGGAGTAGAACTTATAAAGGCACCAATTGGATCATCACTAATTGAACAATTAAAAGATCATTTAGAAGAGTATTGTACTAATGATTCAGCAGCAACAACAAATAAAGAAGAAATATTTTTAGGAAACGTTTGGACTCATGAAGGCAAACATCATTTTATATTTAATAAATTTTTTCATGGTTATTTACAAAGAAGAAAATGGCCAGAAAAACATCAAACTACGCAGGATTTATTAATACAACATTGTGGTTGTAAAGATGACAGAATTTATATTGGTAAGAAAAGACCAAGCGTAATGATCGTAGACGCATTTGAAAAACCAGAAAAAGTTTATCAAGAAAAACAACTTAAACCGAAAGATGCCTTTTAGTGAAAACAATAGTATTAGGACCCCCTGGAACAGGAAAGACTCATACGCTTTTAAATAAAGTAGATGATTATTTAAAAGAAACTGATCCAGATAAAGTAGGTTATTTTGCTTTTACTAAAAAAGCAGCTAACGAAGCCAAGGGCAGAGCAATTGAAAAATTTAACTTAACTGAAGATGATCTTCCATACTTTAGAACTTTACATTCATTAGCGTTTAGACGTTTAGGAATTAACAAAGAAAATGTTATGCAACGTAGACACTACGAGGATTTAGGAAAGAAAATTCAAATACCAATTGATTATAATGATTGGGATGATGAGGAGACGGGTTTATTTACAACTAAAAGTGATTACTTAAGAATTATACATTTAGCTAAACTAAGAAATATTACTTTAGATCAACAGTTTAATTTAAAAGAACATAATCAAAAATTAGAATACGATAAACTTATTATTATAGCCAATGAGTTACGTAGATATAAAAAAGAATATGGTCTTATAGACTATAATGACATGATATTAGACTTTGTTAAGTCTGATAAATCTCCAAAATTTGATGTAGTGTTTATAGATGAAGCACAGGATTTATCTCGTATGCAATGGGATATGGTAAATAGCTTTGATACAAATGATTCTTTTATTGCAGGTGATGATGACCAGGCTATTTTTAGATGGGCTGGAGCAGATGTAGATTCTTTCATAACCCAAAAAGGAAAAATTTTAAACCTGACTCAATCAGTCAGGATTCCAAAAAAAATTCATGAATATGCAATGAAAATTATTGAAAGAGTGTCTAATAGATTACCTAAAAACTGGCAACCTAAAGCACATGCAGGCTCTATTACTAAGCATTGGAATTTTGAAGACATAAATATGAAAGAAGGAAACTGGTTAGTATTAACTAGAACAAGACATCAATTAAAACCATTAGAAGACGTATTAACGGAAAAAGGTTTTTATTTTGAAAATAGGTTTGGAAAATCTTATGAAAAAAATATTCAAGAATCTGCAGCTAATTGGGAACATTTAAGACAAGGACAATTAATGCATTCCAGAGACATTCAAAATATAGCTCAATACATGGGAGAAAGTAATTGGGAGAAGAAAAAATTGAAGGCTTTAGCGAAAGATTCCTTTTATGGAATAGATATTTTAACTAAAGGATATGGATTAAATACTAAAAAAACTTGGTATGAATGTTTTGATAACGCAGGCTCAAAAAGAATTACATACATTAGAAAGATGAGAGCTAATGGTGAGTCTTTAAAAAGTGGGGCTAGAATAAAATTATCAACTATTCATAGTGTTAAAGGAGGAGAAGAAGATAATGTAATTATACTTCCAGACCTTACTTATAATACACAACAAGCTTATGAGAGAAATAAAGATGACGAGAATAGATTGTTCTATGTTGGTGCAACACGGACCAAGGAACATTTACATATTGTACGACCAAAAGATGAAAATAAAGCTTTTCCGATGGGGGATGTATGAGTAACGTTTGGGATAAGCAACACGGAGGATCTCATTATCAAAAATTTAAAATTCAACCAAGTAAGTTTGTAGTTGAAAATGAATTACTTTTTCCTGAAGGATGTGCTATAAAATATATTTGTCGGCACAGACTTAAAGGAAAGAAGGAAGATATATTGAAAGCTATACACTTTTTAGAAATGATTATTGAACGTGATTACCC